TGAATACCACTATCAAAAGTAGTGCTAGGTTGTTGTCCAATATAAGTCAATTTACCCTCTAAGTTATTTCCATGATTGATAATGCACCAGATACTTTATCTGCTACTGAACAATCAATTTGTAATACATCAGTTGTTTCCATAGTAATCTTAGATCCAGCCAAAATTTCCAAACTGGATTTTGCTGGGATCACAACATCCTTTGCAAGAAACGCAGTACCATTAGCAACATTGTTATTTCCATTACGATTTGCAGTATCACTAACAAGCTCTACTTCAACAGAAACGGAAGTAGTATGGATATTAGTTAAACGTAAACCGAGAACAACAGTAGTCGTGCTACCAGCAACAGTATACATTACATAAGGTGTACCAGCACTTGCTGGCTCAGCTGCAAAAGTTACAGTTTTAAATGTGTTAGCCATATTCTCCTTTCTATCCTAACGCAATCGCAAGAGCTGTCGGATCAGTTGCATTTATTGTTAGTGTTTCGTTACTGCCATCATTAGCTTCGGCAAAAGTAATCGCTGTACCAGCAACTAATTTACCATTCAAAAAACCAGCAGTTGAGTCATTTGAACTTACAAGAACTTTAACATCGGTATCAGCAACAATAGCAGACCAAGCAGATCCATTGTAAAAATTTAAAGTGTTAGCAGATGTATCGTAATATAAATCTCCTTCGTCTAAAGAAGAACTAGGAGCAGATGATGCTATTCTATATCTATCAGCAAAACTATTTACTCCACTTATATTTGATGAAACAGTATTAACATTTGAAATTGATCCGCTTACAGTTGCAATATTTGATACTACCCCACTAGCTCCAAGGGTAGCCATGTTTGTTACATTGGAACTTGTCGCTAATAAATTCATATCAGTTACAATATCTGATGTCGCAAGTTGATTAAGATCACTTACTATATCTGATGTTGCTAAAGTATTCATATCAGCAATAACATCACTATCAGCAAGTAAAGCCATATCAGCAATTACATCACTTGTTGCAAGTAAACCCATGTCAGTTACTACAGCACTTGCAGATAAAGTATTAATATTTGTTTGATCCGAAGATGATGGTGTTGTTCTTACCCAAGCAGAGCCTGTGTAAACCATCATTACATTGTTTGATGTATTAAAATATAAAGCACCAGTAATTAAACTATCGCCATCATTATCCTGTGTTCTATCGCTAGAGAATGCTCCTAAATATCTATCATCAAAATTATCATAACTTGCAGCAGCAGACGTAGCAGAAGAAGCAGCTGCTGTAGCGGATGATGCAGCTTCACTAGCTTTTGTCGTTGCAGTATCTTTATGACCAGATGCAGTTGAGGCACTTGCAGCACTAGCTGTGGCTGAATTAGCCGAAGCAGTTGCGGAAGCAGCGGCTGCTGTTTGACTTGTGGTGGAAGATGCAGCGTCAACAAGTAAAGACCATTTAGCACTATCTGTATTAGTAGTTAATGGTACTGATCCTGAAGAACTGTGGGCCGTAACACATATAAAAATATTATTTGTGTTTGTGTCTTTTACTATATCCCGAATAACATACGCCGTTGATGCGGCCCAGTTACCTTTAAATGTTCCTAATTCTTGCGTAACTGATATTTCACCAGAACTATCAAAAGCTAAAATTTTAGAAGCACGATCAGTTGCACTATTAGTGAAATCTGTCGAAGTCATTGTATTGGATCTAGAAATTTTTATAGACCGGTCTACTTCTTCTTGTAACTCTTGAATATTCATTACCGCAGCATCTAATGCTGTTTCTAATGTTTCAGCAGATAGCGGTGAATTTTCTACAAGATCTGTTGCTTGTGTATTAGAACTTTCACGTCTAAGTAAAACAGTTTCACCAGAAGCTGGTGTATTGCCTGACGTAAACGTAACTGTGCCGCCTGAAGAATTACCAACACCGGCCACCGTATAGTGTGTTGTTTTTGTTTTAACGGTTTCTGTACCCGCCGCACTTCTAATAATAACAACGATATCGTCATCATCAGAAATTTTAAACGTATACGCAAACGCTGTAGTAGAAGCATTTCCACTATAACTATTTTTAACCGTAGTAGTTGATATTGTCATTGTTCTTTAGCTTTCAGTAATTGACTTTCCATAAATAAATCTTGTAATGTTCCCGCATACGGGCTTGATGTCATCATCCAATTTTTTGCAACTTCTCTTGCAAAATATATTTGTTGTTCAATTCTATTTATTTTTTGTCCTCTAGATAATTCGTTGTATCCAGAATCTTGTATTAAATTTAAAACATTTTGGTATGCTAATTTACCAACATACTTTCTGTACATGGTATATTCGCTATCAATTTTTTCTCCGTTAATAACTTTTGGTTTTTTAGAAAATGGAATACCACCAGCAAAATTATCTGAATGATCACCCATGTTCATTTTTAATTTAACCATTTCTTCAGCAACAGGATTGTCTTTTACTTTAGTACGCATAATTGGACTAACAATGTTAGGCCCAAGCGCATCATCATAAACTATTTCTTCACCCCAAAAACTTATTGATGGTTCTAATGTTTCAGACATTAACGGTACTTGTGATTTAATAGATGCTATTTTATTTTGTAAATAAACTAAAACATCACCAGAGCCACCCATGTCTGTTTGTCTTTTTGTTGGATCACCTTCATAAATAAAAGGTATTCCTCCTCTATTAATTTGAGCCACAATTCGTGGAACAAAACTTTTTAAAAATTTATTAACATTAGCTTCATCATGTCTTGTTGGATCTGATAATAATTCTATAAAGTTTGATAAACCTTCCATGTATGTTTTATTTGTTAAGTTCGCACCTAACGCATACGCAAATCCTGTTACTATTTCTTCATAGTCTTGTTGTTTAATATAATTACCTGACACTAAATCACTTACATCAGCCGACATACTAATCAACATTGCAAAGGGATCAAAACCAGAATAACTGTAATACGTATCACCAAGCTTAAAACTATTTTTTTGATACCCTGTTTCTTTTAATTGTAATTGTATTCCTCTGTGTGGTGAACCATTGCCAGTAATATAACCCATTTGTGATAACGTCATCATTGCACCAAGAAACGTAGTACCCATTGCCATACGGCCGTACGCCATTTCTGCTCTTACACCGCCAGCTGCAATATCATCTTGCACCTTGCCTAACATAAAACCAACAGGCGTTCTTTCAATTGCATACTTAGCAATATTAATTGGTGTTTTAGTAAACGGTAAAAAATACCGAACAACTGGTTTGTTTGCTATTGTTTGTATTGCTTTACCTGTACTACCTAATTCACTTTGAAACGTAATATATTTTGCTAATGCATCAGCATCTTTCACTACATTTGCTGGTGGATTAACAATAAAATCAGCCATATAATCAGCTGCTTCATCCGGTAAAAGTTTACCATTATCTAACATTTCTGTAGCACTACGCCATGCCTGTGCATACACTTCCATTTGATATGCTTGTGCTTTAAAAAAAGCATCTTGTGTTTGCAGCATTTTTGTAGGTACACGGCCTAAAGTAAAAATATTACCAAATACATTTGCCGATTTAGCCAGCCATGCATTTTCAATACCTTCACCTGAAAAAGCTTTTGGTCTATAATTTTGTTCTAATTTAGAACCTGATACTAATTCATCACCAGTTTTAAAAGCTTGTGCAGATAGCTTAACATTACTTAACCAATTCATGCGAATAGCAAAAGCCATTGCTTCGTTTTCGCCTTTAGCTAAACCTTGATCTGCATTTTTATTTTTATTTAAAAATTTGTTTAATGGTTTACCAGCGTAATAACCCCACCCTCTTTCAAAACCTTGTGAATAGGTAGTAACAGCATTACCAACAATATTTCGTACATGTGATACTGGACTAGATAAAAGAATATTAATCCACGCTTCATACAAAGCATCAAAACCTCTTGTCCATCCAGAAGATAAAGAAGCAAATTTTGCTTTTTGATCTGCACGGGGTAGTTTTAAATACGCATCAGCCATTCCTGATATTTCATCAGCGCCGCCCATTGTTTTTAAAACATCAGAAGTTAAAAAACCTTCTATATCAACATTACCACCAGCTTTAGCTTTAATATTAAAACTTTGTAAAGCTCTAGCAATTTCAGTTTGTGCGCCTTTGACTTGGGCCTGTAATTGTTTTGTAAAAGCCATATGCTGGGCAAAAGCTAATTTATCAGCATCTGTGCCATTAACAGCTATTTTTGCTAGTTCATCTAATTTACTTATAGATGAAACAAGTAAATCTCTAGAAGCCAACATTGTTTCAGAATTAAATAATTCACCTTCTTTTCTACCAAGAATTTTATTAGCTAATTTTTTTTCTGACATACCAAGTATATCAGCTAATTGTCTTGTAGCTTCGTTAGACATTTCTGCACGTTTAGCCGCATCCATCGTTGTTTTATAAACTTGGCTTTGTGCTTCAATTAATTTTAAAACATCTTCTTCAGTATTAAGTTTACCAGCATTAAAATCAGATAATCCATTATCTAAAATATCAGATTGATTATATTTAGTTAATACATCATCAACATTAGATTGTGTTGGTTGTGATAAATTTACAGTATCTTCTACTTTAGTTGCGCCACCTATTTCTATGTTTTTTTGTTGATCAAGATTTTCATTTATGTTTTTTGCAGCTTGATCTACTTCATCAAAAATAGTTTCTGTTTTTGTGGTTTGTTCTGTTGTTTCTTCAGCACCTTCTTTTAATGCTTCTTTTTCAGCTACCTTAACAGCAAGATCACTTTCTTTACCACCTTTTAATATGCTTTTTAGAACTGTACTAGCAGACGCTACTTCTACTTCTTCCGGTAAATTATTTGGTTTATTTGCTGTATTTATAATGTCCTGTACACCAGAAGCTTGATCACTTTGTAGTAAACTAGCTGCTTGGTCGGGATTGGAATATGCCATATTGTTTTTTCCATAAAAAAAGCCCGCACACTTGGCGGGCATTTTATATTGTTATAGTTAAATTTTTGTATTTTGTGTAGTCTTTTTTATAATTATTTTGGGGTTCTTACGGTTGAATATTCACTATGAGTATCTTCCATATTATCAATTAATGCGTTTAATTTCTTTTTATTATCAGAAGCAGCAAATCCTTTAAAGTTTCCACTATCCCAAAACTGAACAACAAACTTAAAGTTTCCTTTTAATACTTTGTTCATTTCAGCAACAGTAAGCATATTGCCCATCATTCCTTCTACTTCATCTAAACCACCAGATAAAATAATCTGTTTTCTTTTTTCTACTAAATCATCTTTGCCAAAATAAAAACTTTTGTAGTTATCTTTATTAGCTTCATTAATATTAAAATCATTAGTTATAAATTTTTCTTCCGTAACAAAAACACCATCTTTTTTTAATAATCGTTTAACTTCTTTAATTTGGGCATTTCTTGTATTGGAAATAAACTGAAAGACCATACCTTCATGAATAACATCAAATTTTTTCTTTGGCTTATAATTAGGCCCAAAAGCATTTAGATCAAAAGTTGCCCCGTCTACTTGACTAATTGTATTAAAGTTATTTTGCATATCTTTATTCATATCCAAACTAACTGTTTTAACTTTACCATTTGATTCTTCAGTAATAGCTTTACCCCATGAACCTTCGGATGCACCAATATCTAATACGTCAGCATTTTTATATGTTTTAGCAATAGCTGCACCAACAACATTTTGTACATCATCATATGTTGGTATACTTTTTGCTATATGATCATCAAAATTACCACGATGCGCAGAACGTGAATCAACGTAACCTTGTATATTATCTAATTGTAAAACTGGTTTGTATGGTATTTCTGATGCGCCAGCATCACCTTTAGTTACAGAAGAAAAGAAAGTTTGAGTTTCATTTCCTGTTCCGGCGAAAGTTTGGTCAACTTTGATTGTGTCTGTTCCTTCACCTCTGATTGTATCACCCCATTGTTCTTGTTCGGGTTGAGTTCTGCTACTAGTTGTTCCGCTAGATCCAACGCTTTGGTCGGGGTTAACTTGTTTGACGAAGCTTTCAATTTCTTCCCTTCTTCTTTTAATTGCTTTTGCATAACTGTCTATATCATTAATATCTGCCCCTTGTCGAACAAAATTTAATGCCCATACTGCTGCTTGTGTTTCAGCATTTGTCCATCCTAATTTTTTACCAGCTTCATTAATAGTTGTTCTTATTTGTCGTATTTGTCCTTTTGTTGGTGATGACGTATTAAAAAATATTTGGGCCATATGGCTATCAACAACAACAGTATCTAAACCACGCATTGCTTCCATAAAATTAGGAATTTTATTTCCACCAAGATAAGCTGTTTCACCTAATGCTATACCACTTGGTAAACTTCCATCTGTTTGACGTAATGTAGCTTTAGCTGGTTTAGCATTTGGATCATTAAGATATCTTTTTAAATTTTCTTTTATGCCATCAAGCATAGGAAGATCATCTATTGGTGTACCGTTTTTAATAGCTTTATACGCAGCCATTGCATTATCAATATTTTGACCACCGACTTCTGCACGTTGTGAAGTAATAGATAATAAATCTTCAAACAGTTGTGCGTCTTGTCCAAATATTTCATCAACAATTGGTTTGTGTACTTTGTACCATTCCCTCATGTTAGGAAATTTATTAGCCGCCATTACTGTATCATCAACATCAAGACGTGGTTCTTTCAATACACCTTCTGTTTTACTGTTATCAAAAAAAGATAATAACTCTTTAAATGATTTTGCTTTTGCTTCTGCATCATCTGCAACACCTACAGTTGCACCAGCAGCAGTAGTAGCAGCAAATTTTTTATATTTTACCGCTGCTTTTATTGCTGGAAATAATACTTCAAAACTTGCACCAATACCGGCTATTTCAGCCATGTTTAATAATTTGTTACGATATATTTCTCTAGTTTCATAATCTGCACCATCTTCTGGTGGTGGTATAGCAATCATTTCTGCTATAGTTTTTATTTTACCATCATCTAAAAACTCAGCAGCAATATTACCTAAGTTTGGATCTTTTGGATTTATACCAAAACTAGCACCTACAGCTTCCGCCATAATCATTGCTATTGGTTTTGCCATCTTGCCAAACTTTTGTGCAAAGTACGGCGCTTTCATTATTACATTATAAGCTGGTACACCTGTACCAATAATACCTGATAATTCTTTTGATATAGCAAATGCTGTTGGACTAGCTTCGCTGTTTTCTAACATTTGTTTGTTACCTTCATCAAGCATTGCACGAAAAGCATCTAGGTTTTCTCTTTTAGGACCAATGCGATAATCAAATAATTGTTCTGTTATATCACCAGCCATTACGCCGCCTTCATATAAAGATAGCATCATGCCTTGATCTTTTGCTCCACCAAAACTAAAAATACTATCAAAAGTATCTACAACAGTTTTACCGTAATCTAAAAATCCTTTGGTGTTTTCTTCTTCGGTAGGTGGTTGTTGTTGTTTTATTTCTTCTAATAATTTTTCAGAATTTTTTAATGCTTGAATACTTTGATATTCGTCTAATTCTTTTTTAGCGGGATTATTAACTTCAGCATCTTTTGTAGCTGTAATACTATACAATTGATCATACCAATTTTCATTTTCCATACTAACAACATTTTCATTAGTATCAGCTGTTTGATTATTTTGATCAAAAATTGTATTGTTATTTAATTCCATAATTTACCTATTCTGTATATCTTCTAATTTTTCACTATCTGATTTGTCATCATCGTTACCATCAAACCAATTAAACATAGAGTTAGTTTTATTTTTAGAATCATTAGCATCATCACCTGTTGGCACTTGACTATCTTTATTCATTTCATCAACTAATTGTATAGCTTGCAACATAGCTTCCATTGCATTTAATTTTTCTAATTCTGCAATTGCCATTTCATTAGTATAATCTTTTCCTAAATAAGATGATCCTAATGAAGCTGCTACTTTTGTTGCTTCTTTAGCATCTTTAATATCTTGCATGGTATAATCTTTTGCGACTTTACCTTTTACACCCCACACCGGTGTTGTAAATATACCCATGTTAACAGCAAAATCACCTGAACCAATTGTTAGTGTACGTGTTAATATGTCTACGGTCATTGCTTCAAAATCAGTAAACCCTTGCATATACAAACGATCAAATTCTTCTAATGCTGCACCGGCTCTAGCATTCCACGTTGGATCAAACTTAGCTAAAATATTTCCTGATTTATCAACAATTTTTTGTAATCGTTTACGTGAATTATCATAACGTACAAAATCTTTACTCTTACTTTTTTTCGTATTAATTAAACTTAATTTTTGTGCAATAGTTTCTGCTGTTAATTTTTGAAAAATAAAAGCATCATTTTGTAATTCATCGGCAATAGCATCTAATTCATCATCTGATGTTGCATTTAATATTCGATCAGTAATATCAACTAATGTTGCCGGATTATTTTCATCAATATCTTTATCCGTAACTTTTGCCAAAATTTTATCATATTGGCTTTCTGTTAATCCTCGTCTATCAATACCCATTGATGTTTCTAAATCTTGTATTGTCGGTAATCTATTAAATGTTTCTTCACTTGGATTATTTTCATATTCCGCAATACGTGTCATTAAATTTGTGTAATTAACTAATTGCTGTTTTTTTAAATCTTTTTCTATTTGCTTTTCTTTTTTAGATTCTGATCTATTGTATTCTGCAATATCACCTTCAATTTTTCTATCCGCTTTTTCAATTAAAGATAAACGTACTTCTTCTTTTAAGTTTGGATAAGATACATCATCATACAATTGTGATTTAGCTTTAATTGGATCAGCTAAAATATCTTGTGTGGCATTAATTTTATCAATACGTTGTTTTGCTGCTAATTCTAATTTAGCTGCTTTATCTGCATCATAAATACCAAGACCAACACCGGCTTCAAAAATACCCGCAATTTTATCATTACCAAATAATGCTATTTTAGCAGTTTCTATTTCAAAAGAATTTTTACCTTTAGTAATTTGATTAATTAAATTTTCTGTTTGATCAATGTCTTTCGCTTTATAATCTTCTATCATGCGAACACGGTTTTCATTTTTAATGCTAATTGATTTTGATTGTACAGATTTATTAAAAGAATTAATAAAACGTCTTTTTACAACAGGATCAGAAATACTATTAAGTATGCTTGTTTTTAGTAAATCTGCTTGGGAAACAAATTTTTGTAATCCATCATCATAAGAATATTCGTTTTCTGCTTTTGTTTGTAAATCTAATAAACCACTTTCTGATTTACTTTCTGCACCAACTAAAGCATTGTTTCTTTTTATTTCAGTTTCTGCTGCATAAAATTTTGCCGATACATTTTGAACACTACCCGCTAAATTAGCCATAGCTGCAAATGGCGCAGCAGCTGTATTAGGATTAATTTTTAAATTAGATTTAATATTTCCTAATTCACTTGTTACATCACCTTTTGATTTATATACTGGTATTTTAGCCATTACACATTCATTCCTTGAGTTGTTGCATAGTACGAACTACCACCACTTAGTAAACTTTGGCCCGCTTGTGCATAGTAACCAGAAGCAACAGACTTACCTTCCATTCGTGCTAAGTTAGCTTGCATAGAATATAAAATACTTTCTTCTTCTTTTTGTTCTTTAGCAATCTGTGAATTGTATGTCATAAATTCTTTTTCTAATTCTGCTTCACCAGCATTTTCCATTAATACTAATAATGGTGTTTCGCCAACACGGTCTGTTTGTACACCAGATACATTATACGCTACTCTTGTTTGCGCTTGTAAATCTTCAAAGCGATCATCAAAACGTGCTAAGTTAAATTTTAATTTATTATCTTCGTTTTCTGCTTCTTTTAATGCAATCTCCGAATTACGATCTTGTATTGTGCCATTAAATTTACCAGCAGCTTCAGCGGTCTTACCCGCTTTAATTGAACTAGCTACAGCAACAGCTGTACTTGCTATTAGTATTGCTTCCATTAAAATATCCTTGCAAATCGGTAGTAGTCCTTTTTGTCTACACCATATTGTTTCATTAACCCTTCATTTTCTAAACCAAGCCATTTAGCAAATTGATGACCAACAGAAAAATCTTTTAGTACCGCAGTTTGTAATCTATTCATTTTATTTTCATAAATTAATTTATCTAAACCCCATTTAATAACACGGGCTGAAGATAATTTATGTTTATTCATTAAGTTGCTACCTAGCACCCATCCTTCGTAAACACCTTCCCACACAGGAACAATACCACCACTACAAACAATACCTTCATCTGTAACAGCGGTAAAACTTTTATTTTTTTCTTCTAAACTGTTTAATAAGTGTTGATGTTTTTCAGCAAGTTTTAAAATATTATTATTCATAATACCTGTAACTAACACTTGCGCATGAATTGATTCAAAAGGAATAAGTTTAAGCATCAAATGTATTTAACCTAGCAAAAACAGAAACAATAGTTAATGGTAATGGATCAGCTTGTCGTAAAAAAATAAATCCATCTTTATCGTAATCACTTCTAAATTCTGCATCTTTATCACCCGTAAATAACGGGATAGATACAGTTAATGGAAACGAACTAGAACGAAACGGAATATTTTCCATGTCTGTTAAACTTCCACCGACTTCAACACCTACCGTATCTAATAAACGTAATGTTACATCATGAATACGTTTTGTTTTACCTTGCGCTACACCATCTTCAGCACCCGCTTCAATACGCATAGTTTGTAAAATAGATGTATACGGTAAACCTATATGAACACTTTTTGATGAACGATCTAATGTTATAGAACCACTCGATACAGTTTTATTAGGATGTGTACCTCCATCAGCTAATATTGCTACTGTTTCACCTTCTAAATGATCTAAACCAGATATACTTGTTGTTGCTCCACCAGAATATGTAAGGCCGGAATCAACATAGAAAGCATCAGATACATCATCACCAAAATCATAATTATTAAAAAATTCTATAAAGCGTCTAGTAACACCATTTATATATCGTTGAACAACAATAAAAGTTTGATACTCATTACTTTCTGTTGGTATTGTTGCAATACTTTCTACTTTAGCATCTACTAAAATTTTATCTGTTTGTGCAGTTGTATGAGCAGACAATAAATTAACATAACTAGAAAAATCATTTGTCGTTGATAATTTAAACTGATCGTTATCAATTTTTAAAATATAGTATTTTTGTTTGTCTGTTAAACCACCAATAGATGTACCTGTATTATTATAATAAATGTAATCACCTGTAGAAAAACCATGTGATGCAGAATACAAAATATTATTATAAATATTTACACCTTTATAAATATATTGCGTTGTATTAGTTGACGGTGCAGAATATAAATCAATAGCTGTGCCAGCTGTAGCATTTGCCGCTGTTGTTGCTAATTTAATTGTATTACTGTTTGTCGCAATAACATAATATAATTTTTCATTACTCAAACCACCAATAACATTAGATCCGGCATAATAATAAACAGCATCACCAGTAGAATAACCGTGTGATGATATAGTTATTGTATCACTACCAACAGATACATTTGATGCATTAGACGTAAAACTTTTTGCATGTTGAATAATTGTTTTACCACTATCAGCGTAACCACCAATAATATGTCTATGCCATCCAATAACATTTTCTGTACGTTGATATGTTAAACCACATAACTGGCCATCATTACGAACACACCATAAAATACCGTGCGGTTCTTGTTGATAAGACATTTCTTTAATACCACTATCTGTTATGTGTTCAGCTAATATAGTTAAATCAGGCGCAACATAAGAATCTGAATCATAGTTATATGTTAATTCTCTAACTTTTCTTTTGGCCCTTTGTAAAAACAAAGTTACGTTTCCAACTTGTGCCGGTTGTATTTTTGATGTGCCGTAATTAGCTTGTTTTTTTATTTGTATATTTGTTGGTGTTAATGGTTCAGAAGATCCTGAAGCTGTTACAATAAATTCGCCACCAGTTGTTCCTAAAATTAATGAACGCTGTGATGACATATACCGAATAGCATTAACTTGGTTTGATGCTATGGTATATATCATTGCATGATCGGCATCTGTACCAACAGTTAAATTTTCATAATCACCAGATTTAGAAAACCAAATTGTTTGTGGGTTATTATTTGATCCCGCAAAAACTAATCGTTCTTCAAAAAATGTTACCGTTGATGGATAATTATTTGATGTAGAAATAACGGTACTAGATGTTTCTGTAAAAGTTGGTGCAGCTAATGTCCATGACGTATGCCCTGTACGTGTTAATTTACGTATAGAATATGATGGATGAGCCAAGTACATTGTGTCCGCACTTTGTGCAAAAGTAACATCAAAAATATTTGCCGTTTCATACGGTGTTGCTATTTCATAAATTCTTGCAGCCGTACCAGCAGAACTATAAGCTGTAAAAGAAGAACTATTAATATTGTTGCCGTCTATATCTGTTAATTCAAAAGTATTTGTTGATTTATTTTTTACTAAATATCTTTTATTATTTAATTCTGTCATTCCAACAACAGAAGCAATATACACTTCATCCCCGTTAGAATATCCATGACTATTAGAAGTAATAACACATGGGTTAGCTTGTGTTGCACCCGTAATAGTTTTATTAGCTTCGGTAATATATCCGCCATCTTTATAAAAGCGCATATACTGATTACCTAATTCTAAAATATATGTTTGCGTTGTTGAAAACTCAAACGGAATAATACGTGTACTTGCTGAACTAGTATTTACTTCAGCAACAAATTTTGTGCCACTACGTCTACTTGCTGAACCATGAGGATGGATAACTAAATTTTCCATCGTTTTTGTGCCATTAAAATATTTATTAATGTCTGTTCTACCATCAAGACGTGGTGATAATTCACCAGCCGTAAAATTACTAAAAGCAAAAGATACTCTTGCCATGTTTTAATACCTACTGTTTATAAATGTATTGGCTTCTATTTGATCAAAGTATCCTTCGGTTGCATCTGCATGTCTTGCTTCACGCAATTTATCTTGATACGCTGCCATCATAATTTGCGACAATGATGTAGACGCAGTAATTGCATACGCTAATTCTGCTGCTAATCTTGTTGCTAAAACTTCTTGTAATAACACATCATATTCATTGGGATCTGTTATTCTTGCTATGTATAATATTTTTAATGGTGAACCTTCATTGGTTACAATTTTTCTACCTTCTAATTTATGTTCTATTTCAGAACTAAGAACAGGATCATCACTTTCTAATTTCATTACACGCAAACAATCAGACGGTAACGTATATGCTTTTGTCCATCCCCAAGTTGGTGCTGTTGAATCTGCTGCAATAGAAGCACGCTTCATTAAACAATTCCATGAATGATTACGAAATACTGCATCACGTACCGGTTCAAACCGTTGGTTGCACAATCGTGCATTTTTTGAATCTTCAGTTAAAGACGCAATGGTGCTTGCACCAAGCATACTTAATCCTGAATTACAAATTTCTACTATTGAAGCCATGTTAACCTATTATTGTTTTTTTCTTTTTGGGAAAGCCAGCCTTCATATTGGCATATGCTTTAGAACTAATTGTTGATTTAGATTTAGGTCTACTCGATCCCGCTTTTTTGCGTTTGTTAATATTGCCGTACAAACTATTTTTAGCCATTATTTTTCCTTTGTAAAAAAAAAGGGGGGAATGATCCCCCCCAAGTTATTTATTTTGTGTAGTATACCCAGCAATAAATACTACCACTAATGGTTGCGCCACCAGTTGTAATTTTTATATTTGTAGCATCTTCTACTTTGTAACCTAATCCAGCTACTGCGGTATTTGCAGCAGTAGATCCACCAAGCATAGATTGAACTTGCCCAGCCGCATTCCATGTGCCTACAGCAGCAAGGTATCTGTCATCATCACCCGCATCACCCACTTTTAAAGTAGATGAACCACCAAGTGCGTCACACTTCAAGATTACATCATGAATTGTTGCACCAGCCGGTACTTTTGCGATTGTGATGTCAGAGCCACTTGCTAAAGAAGAAGCTTCATAGGTATCGTGCCAAACCATCATTGGTGATAAGTTTCCTCCATCACCCATTACGCTTGGAACTGAATCAAGATTTGTTATTGCAACACTTTTTACACTAGCCATATCCTAACCCTCCTATTCGTTACACGGAATTTGAACTACTTTTTCTTCTTCCATTCTTACTGCGCCGATATCCATAGAAAAATACACTTGTGTACTATATGATTTATCCGCACGTTCAGAAATTTTAGAACCTATATCACTACCGATTGCGAGTTTAACCGCATCTTTAGTGAAAGCAAAAATTAGTCTGTCATCCGTATTAGTTGCATCAAAGCTTAATCTGTTAGACATAATAAATTTAAAACCTAAAAAAGAATCTACTTGACCCTGAGCTAGCGCTTTAACTGTATTGAAGTCAGATGATTTCACTTCAGTTGTGTTTAATAAATCTGAAATTTGTTGTGCGCCACATACAATGTATCTTGCTATGCTTGGATCAACATCTTTCAAATCCATTTTTTTCTTCGCATCAAGAAGTTTAGCTACAGTTAAACCATCTGATTGGTTTGATGTTGCAAATTTTTGAGTTGAAGGAAGGGCAACAGTTGTTGAACCTGTTTCCCCTGAGAATGAATTACCACCTAATGCAGTAACTATTACATCATCCATTGCTCTACCCATTGCCGCAGCTGCTGCTTTGGAATAAGAAGAAGTAGGATCAATCAGCATTCTTACTTTGTCAGCGTCATCAATAAGATCCGCCCACTCGTAAGTAGCTAGACTAACACGTCTACGAGAATGTGGTGTGTCTACTTGAGGTGTAGAAGCGTGTCTGCTTGTTCTCAATTGTGCAGTAGTTGAACCTACTTGATCGAAATAAGCATTTTTGCCTGTTACACTTTCAACATCCACAGCTTCACGCAAACGGCTACCCATTTGTTGTGATAGCATTTGTACATTGTTTGAATACTGTTGTACAAAAGCTGTAGTTATTTGATTTGACATATTATCTCCTATAGTTGTCAAAGTTAAAAGTTTCGATAAGTTGCCTACAATGTAGATTTACCTTCATTAACGCTTGATCAGCGGTAGTCTTATTCCTACTGTCAATTCAAATTGCTTGCGCAGTTGCTTGAAATTTTTTTTTTACGTTACGCTTCTGGTGTTACCATTTGACGTAAAGCAAAAACATCATTAACGAATTTTTTATGATCAGGATGTGCCGCATTCCAGTACGGACTTCCTTCTTTCATTAATTCGCCAATTTCTTTTTGTGCTTCGTTTGGTGTTAAAGCACCTTGTGTTTCGCCGACTAAATTATCTTCTGACATAGATTCTGCTATCTTTACAAAAGCTTTTACTATCTCAGGATGATCACCTAGCAATCTTCCATCTTGTAATGGCAAATTAAATATTTTTTCATTAGCAAAAGTTCTAGCTGCTTGTGAAGCTTTATTTATTTTTTGATCATAAGCCATTCCAAATTCTTTTCGTAATTCAGTTTCTGTTTGTTGTTTTAATACTTCTTGATTTGCAGACAAACTTTCTACTGATTGATTTTGCATATTAGAATAAAAATCTAAAATGCCTTTAGCTTGATTTGCATTTAACCCTAGTGTGTGGGCCACGTTACCAAACTCTTTTACTTGTGCTATATCATTTTCATTTTCTGAAGAATAATTTAATCCATATTCTTCTGGAGTAGATGGTCTACCTAAACTATTGTAAGCTGCATTCCATTCTTCCTGTGTTGAATTTTGATTTGGTATAGCAATTTTATCTAAGCCAATCATTCGTTGTGCTGACAAATAAGATTTTGCTAATGTGTTTGCATCGTTAAAATTTTTTAATGATGGTTCACCACGTATTGATTCATCTAATGTATCAACAAAAGTTTGTGGTGCTTCCGTTGCTGTCGGTTGCGCAGATTCAGTTGCCGTTTCCGATTGAGTTGCCTGTAATTCTTCAGCCATTGTTTTCCTTCATTTCTTTTTGTATTTGTTTATTTGGTTCTTTTAACATCCCCTTGATAAATAAAAGAACAGACCTTTGTCCTTCTAAGAATGCTGTTTCATTAACATCACCCTTCGTATGTGTTGTCGCTAAAAAATGACAACGCAATTCTAAATCTTTAATAACTTGTTTCCCTTCTTCTGATCCAAAAGTTATTTGATAATATTTTCGTAATTCACCTACTTGTTCAGGTGTCATTCTACCGCCTTAATCATTGGCGCAGCATTTTTAGCTACTTCACTCATTTGTTGTGCTTCTTGCATTTCTGCTGCTTGTTGTTGTTGCTCTTGTCGTTCTTGGCGCATGTTTGCTACTTCTTGACTTGATCTCAACACTTTAGAAGGTACACCTAAAATATTAGCAGCATGTTTCATTAATTGATCCATATCGTAATGATCCATAATGTTTGTTGTTTCTGCTAATGGCATTGCAATTTCAAGTGAACGTAAAATAGATTGTAATTCACTTTGACGTTGCGCCCTTGCTAATGGTGATACATATTCAATCTCAATTGGTTGACCTTGTAATATTGGTGGCGCTTCTGGTAGTTGTCCTTCACGCAACATAATATTAAACACTCTAGTTATAAGCGGTTGTAATAATTCAGATTGTAATCTACCAAGAACCGGTGCAAGCAATCGCATTTTTTCTTCATTACGTTGCACAACTTCTGTAGCGGTCATGTTTTGATTTTGTGTTAATATTAATTGATCAACATAAAATGCTTGACGTATTGCTTCACGTCTTTGTTCTTCATAGTTCAGGCCCAACATTGTATTAGCGCCTGTAACTAATGGTTCAATACGATCTCTAGATCCAGCACGGTAAAAGTTTAGTCCACTAGGAACAGTACGTATTGGTAAAATAAAACCATCATCCGGAACAAGTAGCGGAGGATCAACTTGTTTTTGTACCGCACGAATACTTGTTTCAGACATTTTATTTAACATCTTAATATCTGGTAATGCGGTCATAGCTGGGGAACGGCCATAAACTTCATTAGAAGCTTTTAACCACCGGCTTACCATAAACGGAAATTCGTCATATCCGCTTTCACTTAATATTTTTTTATCTTCTATATCACAGTAGATAGAAGCAAATGGTTTATTGATAGAATCTTTTTTTGTGTAATCTCTATCACTACGTGGCATAACAACGTGCATTATTTTTACTTCTTCGTATGGATCTTTTTCCATCATTCGTAACACACGTTGACTTACTTTATCTTCACCAAATTTTTCAATACATTGACGTGCTGACATTTTTAATTCACGGTATACGGTGTCAACAATGCCTTTTGCATTTTCTGATACACAAAATTCTTTTACGTACCTTGTTGAAAAACGCATGACATTATCCGGATCACTTTCAACAAACATACAAGCTGTACCAAAACTTGCTAAGTCATAATAAAATTCATGTATTTCTTGTTGAAAATTTGAACGTGAGAAAGCCACGTACATTGATTCTTGTGCGGATTCTAACCACTCTTTACTTGTATCATCTGTATCTAAAAAATTATCTTTGTATGCTAATGCAAACCACGCACTTGCACTATTTGTTAACATACCATGTAATGAAGCTGACAATAACTCAAGAGCATGTATAGCGGTTGCATCAAATATTAATTCTGTTCGCTTGTCGCCTTTTGTCCTAGTTTTTTCTATGTCAGCTTTTCGTGGTAAAACATAGTCTGCAACATCTTGCCAATGTTCTTCCCATGTTTCCCGTTCTGCAATCAGCTTATGCTTACGATCTATTAGTCTAGCACATCGCTGTTTTTCTGTTTGTCGTTCCATTTAGTTTCCTAACCCTTCATCTGAATTACTTCCAATAATTGTTGAACCCGTTGTTGATTTACCGGAAATTTTTTTCTTTCCTGTTATCATGTTAAACGTGTTACTAATTGTTTGCCCAACAAGTCCTTGTACATTTCTTTTCTTTTTATATGGTTTGCCTTCTTGTTTTGCTTGAAAACCACCTTGATAATCTGCGTAGGCAGCTTCAGGATTTGCTGCATTTGCACCCGCTTCACCAGCTGCAATTCTCATTGGTGTTCCCACTATTGGTGGTGCAGCAAAAGATAGACCAGCTAATATTAATCCTTTAGTTCTGTTTTGTGATTCTAACATTTTGCTAGAAATAGGAATGCTTGTCATTGCACCAGTTGGATCGCCACTACCCATTGCGCTATTAGATGCGCCATACTTAATAGCATTAGCATTAGAAATAATTTTATTATTTACTACGTTTGTGTATCCACCTGTATCTTTATTGTATGTTAATAAATTTTTATTTGCCATTGCTTCATTTGTATATTGTGAAGCTTCCCTTCCGTAAAAATCTTGGTCTTTACCTTTAAGGTTTGTTGCTTTACCATTAACAAGACCTAATCTTTTATTAACAATAGTTTTTATTTCTGTTGCTGTATTTCTATTAGATTCTTGTTGTCTTTCATTTCTATCTTTACTAGCTGTACTTGTTGTAGCACTCATAATTATCCTAACAAGGTAGGCGCAACAGTATTTGCTTTATCACCT